GGTCCGAGCACCCGTACCTCCTGGGGGGTGCCAGGGTCCCCGGCTGGTTTGCGGTCTGGTTTTGCTTCGACCAGGCCGACCTCGGCCGCGAGCTTCAGCATGTTCCCGACGTGGCGCGGACTCATGGCGGTTAGGGTGGCGATGTCCGCCTTGGGTACGTCGCGTGATGCCAGCGATGCGACGGCCTTGACCTTTCTCCACCGCTCGAACTCGGCGAGGTTTGGCACGTCGAGCGTCTCCGGTGATGGGAACATCGCGGCGAGCCGGGCGACGCATGAATGGCCGATGAGCTTCACCAGTGGGTGGCCGTCGGCGCACTTGGCCGGAACCCTGATCGTCGTGCCGCCATAGACGGCAGCGAGCCGAACCGTGGCGCCGAAACCAATCTCCGCCGCAATGTCCTCAAGAACCGTGTTGATTGTTTGCATCATCTTTCCCCTTTCCCTCTCGAATCCTTTGTTCAAAAGCCCGAATGCGGGCGGTCAGTTCTCGCATCGGCTTTGCGTAATCGGCCATCATTCGCGCCCAGCCTTCGATGTGTTCCTCGTTCCGGGTGGTGATTGCCTCCCGTATTGCCTCGACAAACTCCTGGGCGTCAGCCTCGGTCCATTCGCCCTGCTCGATGCGCCAGCGGCGAACCAGCCTGAAGTCGGCGCGGAGTTGGTCGATAAGCCCATCATTCATTCCGTCCAACCTACTAAAACAAGGTTGGACGGCAAGGTTGGACGGCTGAAACCCGCACCATTACTAAATCCGTCTAACCGTCTAACCTCGTCTAACCAAAAACCAAAGACCGCAGGAATGAATAAATAAAGCCATGCTGGCGACACACGCACATGCGCGCCCGCCTCACGTGCGCGGGTGTGCGCGGTTAGGTTGGACGAGGTTGGACGGTTGGACGGATGGCTTAACCATGCGGGTTGCGGCCGTCCAACCTTGCCGTCTAACCTACTTGTTGCGAGGTTGGACGAGTCGCTTTCGTGGCGGTCAGTGAGCGGCCCTTTTCCGGACGTGCGGAAGAATCCACGCGCCGATCCCTGGGCGAAACTCACAAACATCACGAGGCGATCAGAAGCCAACCGGGTCATCTGCCTCTTCCTTTATTGCATTGCCTGCAGGCGCGGCTGGCGCAGGCCGCAAATAGACCCACTCGCGCTTTCCTGTTGGCCTGCGGCCCTTGCCCCACCCGAGCTTCGCCAGGAGGTTTCCGAGCCGCGTGGCCATGCCACGGTTGCCGTCAACCTTGCTCAACTCAACCTCGAACGCGCCGACCAGAATGTCCTTCGACGTGAATTCCTTCGTCACCCTGCGTGCCGGATCGTCAAGCCAGTCCTGCAGCGGGTAGAGCCACGGATCGACAATCTCGCGCTCCTCCTGCTCCGGGAAGAAATAGAGCCGCTCCTCGTCCCGTGTCGGGTGCCAGCGGTTTCCGGCCCGGTACTTTTGCAGCGCCTCGGCGAAAAGCTGCTCGCGCCATTCCGACAGCTTCTGCAGGTCAATGTTAGTCACCCGCAGCGGCCAGAATCGCCGGTTGCCGGTCGTGTCCTTGAAGTACTCGCCGTGGTTCGTCGTGCCGGCAAAAACGCACTGGCGTGGGCGGTCGACCGGACGGCGGGCATACGGCTCGCGGTAGCGGTCGGTCTGGATCGTCACGAACGCCTTGACCGCCGTCGTCTCGGCCTTGTTGAAGCTGTCCATTTCGGACACCTCGTACAGAATCGCGCCGTTCAATTGCATATAGGCGTCCTTGTCGCCCAGCTTGAATGGTGTCTCGGCGAACCAATCGCCGCCGAGCACCCGCAAAGCCGTCGACTTGCCCTTGCCCTGCGCACCTTCGAATATCGGCATGTACTGCATGGCACAGCCCGGCTGGAAGATTCTCGCCACCATGCCGATCAGGAAGAACTCCCCGGCAAGGCGGACGAACGTCTTGTCCTCGCAGCCCATGCACTCGATCAGCCAGTGCGGCAGGCGCTCGATGCCATCCCAGACTGGCAGCGCATTCATCCAGTCGCGCACCGGGTGAAACTTGTTCCGGTTCGCCGTCATCGCCACGCCCGACGTCAGCGTGCCTTCGCCCTTGATGAGCAGGTCGCAATTCTGGGCAAGCCATAGCCCGAGGTCGTAATCGTCCTGGCTTGTCCATTCGCCCGGCTTGCCGCCGAACGGAGGCGCCAGGCGCTTCTCGATGCGCTGCGAAAAATCGTTGTAGCCAATCACGCCGTCCCATTCAGGATGCCGCGACAGCACCAGGAACACGTTCTCCCGGCAATCCTCGAGGCCGCCGCGCGGCTTCTGAATCAGCCCGGACTCCCAATCAGCCCGAGGCCGGTGCTTCTTCCTGCTCGCGCCAGCCGGCGGAGGGGTAGAAATGCCTTCCGAATCGCCCGGCGATGCCTCGGCCGGAGCCAATGCTGGCGCATGCAAGCGAACCTCCGTGCGCAGAAACTCACGCAGCGCATCGCCCGTCATGCCGTCCGCGATGGCGTCGGCAATATCCCACCCGGAAGGCTTCTCGCCTGGGGCGGGTATCTTCACAATCCAGACCTTGCAGCCCAGAGCCAGCAGCTTCGCCGCGATCTTCTCGGCGGCCAGCATGCCGGGTTGTTTCTCCTCCGGCAGCAGCGCACCTTCCTTGTCGGTCTGCGCATCGCAATCCGGCCAGACAATCACCTTGCGGCCAGTCAGGTGCGACCAATCCGCCTTATCGACCGCCTTGCTGCCGCCCGGCCATGTCACGCACGCCAATTCCGGCAGCGCCTCGGCAGCGGCGTCAGCGCACTTCTCGCCCTCGGTCACCAGCACCGTGGCGTTTGGAAGACGCCGCCAAGCGATCCAGGCCATAAATCCAGCGTGGCTCGGCAAACGCCATCCAGCGCCATTCCTCCGCGCCCGTGTCCGGGTATTGCGGCACCAAGAGACCGGCAGCACTTCCTTGCCGCCGTCCGACGTGCGGAAGCGGTAGATGAAACCGAGCGCCTCGCCGGCCGCGCCGCGATAGCACCACACCTTCTCGGGAATGCCGCGCCTGCTGTGCGCCTTCGGCGGCTCGTCAGCAGATACCGGCGGCGTCACCGCTTGCCATGGCGAACGCTGGCCGTTTTGCCGGTGCCGATGGCGCAGGCTGAGTGCTGGCGCTCCGTGCGGGCGCTGTGGCGCCTGGTGAGCGAACGCCGAGGCGGTCCCCCAGTTCCTTGGCTGCCGCGCCCTGGTCGTTGCCGTGGAAAAGATAGGCGTACAAGGAAAACCGGATCGGAGCCCTTGTCATCCGTGGCGAAATCCTGCCAGACGCCCTTGACCACGTTGATTGAAAAAGACCCGGCGCGGCTATCCGCCCGAGTTGGATTCAGTGACTTGTATTCCGGTCCATCCTTGTGGCCGTCCGGCAGCCACTCGCGCAGCAGCGAATCAAAGCATTGAAGCGCCGCCGCGTTAATCGCGGAAAAATCGATGCGGCCCATCCCCCCCCCTGTCATTCCTGTGCTACTTGGAGGATGTCGCGTTGCTGACTGGCCGCTTCTCGGTGAGCGACTCCACGCGGCTCAACAACTCTGCGCCCGCCGCCTGCAAGGAATAGAACTCCGTGCGGATCGCCTCGAACTCTTTCTCAGTCACCCGGCCGTCCGAAAGCGCCTCGTGAAATGCCCGTGAAAAATCGCCCAGCTTGGCGATCATCGATGAAAACAAATCCAGCAGCGCATCATCCGCCACGCCATCGAACGTCCCGCCGGGGATGCACACAAAATTCAACTCATCCGCCATGGCATGCAGGATGCGGGTGTCGCCCGTTAAAATCTGCATCTTCAGCGCCTCTCCCAGCGTCAGCTTGTGGCAGGCATCATTCGGATTCACCTTGCCGCGCAGCACCGCGCTCGACATTCCAAGGCGGGGTGCCAGCGACACCGTGCCGCCTGGGTAATCGTGGGCCGTGGCATAAGCCGCATCAATCATGTTCATCACATCGCTCCCTGTGCGTTGTTATTTTGAATAAAACCGACCAACCTGAAAGAAATCCCGCCCGCAGCGCAAGCCACGGGCGGGGCAAGATGAGAAGCGACAGACGGCTTTTGCCCGCAGTCTGTCAGTGCGGGCAGGGAGGTCGGTTGAAAACCGAAGCGCATTTATGAGGCGCTCCGGGTTGGAGTGGAAAGAAGTTGCTGGCGCGTGATCTGGCCATCGGTAGCGGCCTCGATGATTTCGGCGTAGCGAGTCTCTCCGGTCCATTCGGTACGAGGTAGGCGGCCCGCGTTGAACCACTTGCGGGCCGCCTGATAGGAAACGCCGCAGCGGTCGGCGACGATAGCGATGCCGCGCGTCGGTTTTTTAACGCCAATAATTTTTATGGCTTGTTGAAGAGGTGTGCTCATGATTTCCTATTTTCAACCAAAAGTTAGTTCTTTGTCAATACTGAAAGTTATTAACCATCAGTGCATCATCGAAGCTATGGAAAACCCAGAGCGCGCAGCGTTTGCTCGCCGGCTCAATGAGTTGTGCGACGAAAACCCGGACGAAATCCCGCCGGCCTATAAGGGCAGACAGGTCGCGCTTGCGACAAAATTTAACGTCACGCCAAATGGCGCTAGGAAATGGCTGCAGGGAGATACCTACCCGGCAATAGACAAATGCATCGAGATTGCCAAGTGGGCCGGGGTGAACTTTGAATGGCTTATGACCGGCAACGGGGCGAAGTGCTCAGGTGAGATATATCCAACCAGGGCGATTGCCCATGTTGCCGAGGTAATGATGGCAATGGAGCCTGAGCAGCAATACAAGATTGCTCAGATGGCTGATCTATTTGCGCAACCAGCGCAAGACAACGATGGTGATGCCGCGAATTCGCCTGGTAAGTGGGCCATCGGCGGCCAATGACCATTTATTTCAACTGTCGATCATGAATATCAACCAAAACTCGCTACAGATGCTGATCGGTATTTGCTCAGGAATTTCTGCTGACGGAAAAGTCAATGACGCCGAAATTCACTACTTGCAGACGTGGCTCACGGAAAATAGTCGGCTTGCATCTGCATGGCCAGGCAATGTGTTATCAACGCGGATCAAGGTGATTCTGAGCGACGGGGTTATTACGGATGATGAGCGATCTGACTTGCTTAAAACCATACAGTCGATAACCGGGAATTATTTCTCCGAAACGGGCGCGCCATCGCCAGAGGCTCCGGCATTTCCAGATGTGTTTGAAAATCACGAAATCAAGATCGCGGGATCGTCTTTTTGCTTCACGGGAGAGTTCTTCTTTGGTCTCCGCAGGGCGTGCGAGGAGGCTGTTGTAAAAAGGGGCGGGAGGTGTGTTGGTCGGGTAACTTCCTCGCTTGATTATCTTGTCGTTGGTGGCCGCCCTAATCCCGATTGGAAGCACGGAAGTTTTGGTCTGAAGATAGAGCACGCCGCAACACTACAAAAGCGAGGGGCGTTAAAAATTGTCCGCGAAGACCAATGGACGGCCGCCCTTGACTCAACCCAGGCCGAATAGAATGAAGGCGAAAGTCTTGAAAATTGATAACGCCCCAGCGCACTTCGAGCGCTGGGCATTCAAGGTCAAAGAGTGCCACTATGGCGCTCTCGGTGTTGTCCTGCGCGAATACGGAGGGAAAAACCAAGCGAGGCATTCCTGCTACACGCTAACAACCCCGCCTTCCTACGGCTTCCATTGTGGAGATGTTTTTCACAGGTCTCAGTTCGGGGATGGTGAATTTATCCAAGTAGCTGCAATTATCTCGCCGGAATCAATAGAGGTTCACAGTGGGGTGGTTGGAGTGCCGGGCTCTCGATCTGGCTATATTGTCGAACCATCGCATCTTGCCAAATGGCTTGAGACGGGAATAGCCCCTCCGAAATCAACGGCGATAGGCCAAGGAAGCAGCCGCGCCGGACTTCTCGCTTGGGAGTTGCAGCGGTAGCCTACGTCGATAGCTAGTCAACCAAACCGCTGCCAGGCGGTTTTTTTTCGCCCAATCGCCGCATAAAAAGAACGGATGGTTCTCTGTTGAACACAAAACTAACTTTTGGTATTGACATAAAACTAACCATCGGTTAATTTACGCACATCGCAAACACGGAGGTTGCTATGACGCAAACAATCGCAACGCATACCCCAGGCCCATGGAAGTGGAACGGTTACAGCCTGCGGCCGGAGAATCCGAACCCGGAAGCCCATACCGTCCACACCATTCTCGAGGTCGATACATTCGCTTACGGCTTTGTCGACAGCGACCTTGCAGCAACCACCGCCGAGTGCGCCGCCAATCGCGCCCTGATCGAAGCGGCGCCGGTCATGCTCGACACCTTGCACATGGCTTTGTTCCTGATCGAATCCGGCGCGCCGGATCGGGCGGCGCAAGCCATCCGCGAAACCATCGGCGCCCGCGAGACAAAAGTCGGCGCTGGCGAGACGGCGATCCGCCAAGCTGAGGCAGTCGATACCGCCCAGCCTGCATCCATGCCTCACTCGCTTTACAACGAGCCGGAGGGCGAGTGATGACGCCGAGCACCCAGGAACTCCGCGACGCATTCCGCCGCTCCGGCCTTTGGCGCATGGGATGGACATTCCAGCGCGCCATTACCACGCCAGCCATCAGCACGGCCATCCGCTGCGCCGCCAGTGCGGCCCGGAAGCGCGCCGAGCGCGAAGGCCGCCCGATGCCGGTGCAGGAAGCCTTGATTTAACAAGCGCCTCGCCGCCGGAGCGCTTTTTCCGGGGCAAAACTTAGGAGAAGAAAATGAGCATTCGTCCAATAACAGACACTCTTCGCCACATCGGCGGGGGCGTCTTCATCGACACCGCCAGCGACAAGCTGGCAGAACTGGTGGCTGCGGTCGACACAACCGGAAAGGCCGGCAGCATCGACCTGAAGATCAAAGTCAAAAAGGCCACGCGCGGCGGCGCGATGCACATCACCGGCACCGTGAAGGTCACCAAGCCGGCGGAAGACCCGATGGAAGCCATGCTGTTTGCAACGCCGGAAGGCAACCTCGTTGCAGACGATCCACACCAGCAAAAGCTCGATCTGAAGAGCGTTTCCGGCGCGAGCGACACCCCTGTTACCAACCTCAAAACTGCATAAGGACAAACCATGGAACTGCAATCCACCGAAACCCAAAACCTCGCCGAAACGCTGGCGCGAGAAATGAAGGCGCCCATCGAGATCATCAGCGAGCCGGGCGGCAACATCAAGCGCGTCGCCCTGCCGCCTGGCTGGAAGCTGGAAGAGAAGGACGACGACGCCAAGCTGCTCGCCGCGCCGCGCCGCAAGATCGCCAAGGTGCGCCTGCACGACGCCGACAGCTTCATCGAGTACATCAAACGCCACGGCTCGCTAGTCGATAGCACCATCTGGTGCGTTGCCGACTATCTAGCCGGAAAGGTAAATTTCCTCGGCATCCTCAACGACCATGGCGAAGACGAAAGCAAGCCCGCCTGGCGCGACCACCGCGCCACCTTCACGCCGGAATTCTCCGAGGAGTGGAACCGCTGGACGGGTAAGCACAAGCAAGGCTTATCCCAGGCTGAGTTCGCATCCTTCATCGAGGACAACCT